GTGGCGGGGACACGTCGAAAAATCGTATGTGTCCCGCCACCTCACACGGCTGCTGCCGGACGGTTGGGGGCCGCACTCGCTGCGCCACCGGTACGCCACGCGCATGTACGAGACCACGCACGATCTGCTGCTGGTCTCGAAACTGCTGGGACATAGCAGCGTGGAGACCACGCAAATCTACGTGGCGATGCCGGACAGCCGTCTGCGCGTCGGTCTGGACGCGGTGACGTTGGCCGGCTAGGCCGCGTGCTGCGCGCGCGACTTGGGCGTGATTGGGTTGTCCTTCCACCACGCCCATAGCGCGGCGCCCACGTTCCATGTGAGGGCGACGAGCTGGTTAACCGTCTCGTCAGCGATGGGGATGGTATCGACGCCGAACATGACCAGGCAAGCGTTAATCAAGCCGAGCAGCAGCACGGCGGCGCGGGCGATGGTCGCGGCGCTGACGCCGGGGGTGCGGGTGTCGCCGCCCTCCACTTGTTCTTCGTATTCCATGGCTATCCTTCCTTTTCGGTGGTCTTGTCGGTGGCGGTCACGCTGATTTCCAGCGAGTCCAGCTTCGCGCGCACGGCGTCCGCGACGATCTTGGATATGTCGGCCGGGTTCGCTCCCAGCGCCTTGCTAAGCGCCTCGATCGCGGCGGTCTGCGCCGTCAGCTGGGTTTTGAGGTCGGCTATGTCGTAACGCGCCTGGATGACGCTATCCAACACGTTGCGGCCGTCGTTGCCCTTGGTCTGGATCAACGCGTCGGCGGCCCGGTCCTTGAGCTCGTTCCGGGTCTGGATGATTCCATCGAAGAGATTGCGGCCGTCGTTGCCCTTGGTCTCGTAAAGGTCTTGCGCACTCACTGTTCCTGCTCCTGTCAAAAGTTGGTTTGCTTTGTTGATTACATAATCCACGTCCAGACCATTCGCGGCCCGGTCGGGACATCCTGCGTGATCGCTGCCTGGTATCTCTCGGTGCAACCACACGTTGCCTTTTAGCCCGTCGTGCCATAGGCGCGGCCAGCCGTATCGGCGCGCGATGTCCGCGCACAAGGCGGCGCTAGCGTCCATGCACGCCTTGGTGCAGGGGACGCCGGCCATGCCGCCTTCGTGCTCGATGCTGATGGTCTGGCAGTTCGACGCATAGTTGCTGTCGGTCCACGGCGCGTCAGTTTCTCGCACATACTGGTGGATCAGGCCCGTGGAGCCGATGCCGTATGTGCTGGACGCCTGGCGCACCGGATTCTGAAACGTCGCGTCGGTGCCGGCGAGACGGCCTACCATGATGTGCAGGGTGATGTGCGTGACCTCGTAGCCGTTGCGTCCCGCGTAGTGGTTGGGGCTGCCTATCCATGTGCTATTGACCATTCATTTGTCTCCTTTCAATCGTCTCGATGCTCGAAAAGCCCTTCCGGTGGCTCAGGCGGTGGTGGCGGTGCTCGCCGGTATATGTGATCCACGAGAGCACGGTTCCATTGCCACAACAGGGAATTGTCGGTCTGCATCTGTTGCGCGAGCCGGTACGCCTCCAACCGGTCGCGCGAGGCGGTTGCTACGGTCTGGATAATCGCGCCCAGCACCACGCCGGCGACGCCGACCACCGACACGATTACTTCCTCGCTCATAGCTCCACCACGTTGAGATAGCCGGCCACGCGCATTATGCCGCTGTTGTTGGAGTGGAACGAGACCTGGATTCCGCCGGTGCCGTCGGATTCGATGACGGTCACACACTCAATTGCGCTGAACGCATTACCAGAGGTGCTCGATTCCGCCGCACTCGGGAGCAGTGACGAGGCGCCTCCTACCGTCGCCACCCCGATGCTTAGCCATGTCATGTCTGCGATACCGGAGAACTGCATGTATTCTTTGACCAGCCATCGGCCGGCCGGCAGAATCGCATACGCGCCCTTGCTATTGGCAGTCGTCTTGATGTCGGCGCTTCCGGTCACGTTGGAGAACATCATGTATGTGTCGCCGTTGTTCAGGATGAGGTCGTTCGCGGATCTTTTGAACCGGCAGCCCCACGTGCGTTTCTGTCGAATCTCCACGGGGTGCCAGGCGTCGCCAAGACGGTAGTACAGACCATTGCGTTGCATGGTGTCACCGGTGACCACGCCTGATTGTCCATTCACGCCTTCCAGTGACTCCAATGTCTCCAGCGTGGTTGCAGTCACTGGCGATACGCCTTCGGGGGTCGCTCGCGCGTCGATTTCGCGCAAGACCTTTTCGACGCCTTCTGCCGTCTGTCGGAACTGTGTGGGGGCGGACGATACGAGGTCATCGGCCTCGATATAGGGGATGCCGTACACGCTTGTGGTCTTCATCCTTGTGATCCTTCCTGTGTTGGTTGTGAGAATTGTCGAATTAACGCGAGCTCGGCTAGTGTGAACCGGCACATGTCCCATGTGACGGGCCATGCACCCATATCCGCCCACGTGGTCGCGGTATCGGTCTTGACGGGCAACGGCCATAACGTGACCTCGTTGCGGAGCAACGGCCGCCCGCTCGACCACTGGTAGGTGAGCGTGCCGCCGATGGTCGCCCACGCGCCGCCCGTGGCGGGTATGCCGTCGTCGCCGGTGAGACGTGACGACGTGGCGCCCTGGATGACGAGCGGCCCGGAACTGGCGGTGAGATACAGGCGCGCGTGCGTGGCCGGGTCCAGCTTGCGGCCGTCGAACACCACCGTTGCCGGCCGTAACCGCCGGTCGATGGTGACGAGCAGTCGGGCGAACGCGTCACGATCCGCGTCGGTCGGGGCCCACACGCTGCCGCCCGCGCGGCCCCATACGCCGCCCGACTCGTCGGCCGTCACCACGTCGGCCTCAACGGTGACGCTGGATTGCGTGGCCTTCAGGTTCGCCGGCAGCCGGCCCATGTCCGTCAAAGCAGTTTCGTGCTGGTCGAACTCAAGCGCGCCGTCGGACGCTTTCGCTGTCTTGCCCTGAATAACGAACTGGGTGACGGGTTCCGGGATCGTCAATGATTGTTCGTCGTCGGTGATGACGTCGGCGGCGTCCAGGCCGTCCAGCGTCTCGCCCGTCCAGTCGGTCACGGTAAGTCGGGCTGTGTCGTCGATGCCGATGCTGGCGGGCGCGCCGAACGGCATGTAGTCGATGCGGCTCGCGTCGCGGTCGGGGTATTCATACCACAGCGGCCACATTCGTGAGTGCGCGTAGAGACGGTGGAGCAGGGCGAGCTGTGACGGGTAGTCGTCGGTCCGGTAGGGTGCCACGGATGCGGTGATGGGGAGACCGTTGGCGTTGGCCTGCGGCGCGTCCGCCTCCCCGGCACGTCGGTTGAGCTCCGTCAATCGTTCGGCCATGGTGCCGACCCAGTGCAGGCCCGTGTAGCGTGCGTCGGACGAGATGGGCCCTTGTTTCTGCATTCTTTTCCACAGGATCATGCGGCTGGAGGCGCTGAGTTCCAGTAGCCAGCCGTCGCCGTGGGGCCGGGTTTCGCCGCCGTTCTGCACCAGTCCGTCGAACAATGTCGTCGCCGTGCTGGACTTGCCGGACGGGTTGCCGGGCGTGTACGCCTGGTGCATCGCGTCCAAACGCATGCGCTGCGCCGACCATGCGCCCATGTCGTCGCTGAGCATGCCCCATGTGGGTTGTGCCGAGATCTGCACGAGCACGCGCGCGCCGGCCAGGGCGAGGGCGCGGCCGGTGAGCCAGCCGGTCGAGTCGCGCAGCCGGAACGTCATCACGGACGGTTCGGGCTGCTGGTCGATGCCGTCGGTGCCCCACTGGATGCTGAAGCCGTCCAATGCGGCCACGTCGTTGTCGTGGTCGTTGACGGCAACCCAGCCGTCGCCCCAGTCGAGGAACATGAAACACTGCTGCGCCATCAGTTGCCTCGCTTCCGGTCGTAGTCGCGGAGAATCTTCCTGATTTCGCGTGCCACGCCCTCGCGGTCCACGGGCGCGTTGAACGTGACGTTGAAAACGGTGGCCGTACTGGCCGCCTGACTGCCGGCGGTGGTACCGCCGTTGAACACGACGTTGGACAGGCGGCCGTTGATGTTGCCGATGGCGCGGCGCACGTCGGTGTCGAAGCCGAGGCCGAGGCCTTTGGCGAGGCCCTGCATGATGAGGCGGCCGTTTTTCACCAGCAGCACCTTGTCGTAGGCGGCGGGGCCCTTGTGCTCCGCGATCCAGTCGGCGATGCCGCCGATGAACCCGGTCACGTTGTTCCACGCGGATTTCAGACCGTCGAGGAAACCCTCGATGATGCTTGAGCCCGCGTTCCACAGCAGCCGTCCAACGTTGCCGATGGCGGACAGGATGCGGCCGGGCAGTCCACTGAACCAGCTGACCACGTTGTTCCACGTGTTCTGCGCGAACTGGGCTGCGCTGGAGAAGAACGCGCCTATCCTGCCGGGCAGTGATTGGAAGAATCCGATGATGTTGTTCACGCACGCGCCGATGAAGTTGGTGAAGTTGCTCCATATCTGCCGACCGCTTTCGGTCTGGGTAAAGAAGTAGACCAGTCCGGCCACCAGGGCGGCTATGAGCGTGATGATCAGCACGATGGGGTTGGCGTTCATGGCCGCGTTGAGCGCCCATTGGGCCACGGATGCGGCCGTGTTGGCGATGCTGAACCCCTGCAATGCGGAGGATACAGCGGTGATGACGCCCGCGACTTTGAACACGGCGAAGCCGGTGCCGATGCCGACCAGGGCGGCGCTGATGGGTTCCGCGTTCGCGCTCACCCAGTCGCCGAACGCGGTGAGTTTTCCGGCCACATCGCCCACGATGACGGCCGCGCCGTTGAAGGCGTCGCCCAACGCGGTGCCCGCTCCGGCCGCGCCGCCCATCGAGTCGAGCAGGGGCGTGAACTGGCCGATGAGGTCGCCGGCGGCTCCGGCGAGGCTCTTGCATGACTCCCAGACGGCGGCGAAGATATCGCCGGCGGCCTGTGCGGGGCCGGTGTTCTGGAACGCGGTGAGGAAGTCGGAGACCTTCTGTTTCGCGGTGTCGAACGTGCTGGCGGCGGTACCCCGGATGGTGAGCAGGAAGTCCACGACGGGGCTGTCCTCCTCCACGCTGAACGCGTCGCGCAGTTCCGCGCTGAAGTCGCCGTCGCGCACGAGTTTGATGACGCCTTGCAGGCCGGTGGTCGCCTTGCCGCTGAACGCGCTGATTTTGTCGGCGGCGACGCTCATGGCGGAGGTGACCGTCGGCTTGAACAGGTTGAACGCATCGGTCAGGCCGCCGGTGATTGCGGCCTCCAAGTTGCCCAAAGCGCCTTCCATGGTCTTGGTGCTGCTTGCGGCTTCCTTGGCCACGTCGCTCATGCCCAATTGCATGATCGCCTGGTTGAACTCGTCGGCGCTGATCTCGCCTTTCTCCAGCGCGGCCCTGAAATTACCCGTGTACGCGCCGTTCTTGAGCATGGCTTCCTGGAGCTTGCCGGACGAGCCGGGGATGGCATCGGCCAACTGGTTCCAGTTCTCGGTGGTCAGCTTTCCCGCGCCTGCGGTTTGGGTGAGCATCATGGCCACGCTCTTGAACGTGTCGGCGTTGCCGCCCGCCACGGCGTTCAGGTTGCCGGCCGCTTCGGTCAGGCCGGTGTAGTCGCCGATGCCGTTGGCCGCGAGCTGGGCGGTGGTGTTCTGGATGGTGCCGAGGTCGTACACGGTGCGGTCGGCGTAGTCGCGTGCCGCCTGCGAGGCCTTCTGCACGTTGGACGTGTCGATGCCGGCGAAGTTCATGGTCTGCACGAACTTGTCGGTGCTGTCGCTCATGTCCATGACGGCGGAGCCCAAGCCGCTGAGCTTGTTCCACAGGGCGGTCACGCCTTTCAGCGCCGCGCCGCCCATGAACGAGCCGAACGCGGCGGCCTTGCTGGTGGCCTTCTGGAACGCCTTCACCGCGTCGTCGCTGTTGCCGGTGATTCTCACCGACATGATCGCGCTATGCGCCATGGGTCGCCTCCCTCATTTGCTCGGCTTCGGTTTGCAGGATCTCCAGAGCCGTGGCCCAGTCCGCCTCGGTGGCCTTCCGTCTCCATTCCCACGGGGTGCCGCCGAAGTAGCGGGCCAGCAGGCACGAGAGACGGCCCAGCGAGTCGTCGGGCCACGGGCTCAGGCCGTAGGGTTTGCGGGGTCCTCGGCTTCCTGCGCGTTGCTGATGTCGGCCACGGTGTCCAGCCATGCGTCGAAGTCGAGCGTGGTCCGGCCGCAGAATCGCGTGGCGGCGAAGACGATGTAGTTGCTTTTGCGGATGATGCTGGCGTTGCCGTCCGCCCATTTGTGGGCCTGCGCGTATTCCTCCGCCTGGCAGAGCGCGCGCATGGTCGGGCGGATCTCCTCGGTGTGGCAGTCCGTGTAGGTGACTGTGAATTTCTGCATGGTTATGCTCCCTTGACCTGGCTCATGGTCCTGTCTATGAATTGCTTGTAGAGGCGCTGCCATGCGCCCTCGGTGGAGGCCACGCCGTTGTTGACGAACAGGCGCGGCTTGATGCGCCGGGCTGGCCACCCGTAGTTGATGACGCCCGCATAGGGCACGCTTTTGCTTCCCGCGCGGATGACACCGGCCTTCTGTGTCGCCCCGACACGGATTGATGAAGCCAACCTGCCGTTCTTGCCGTGCGGCGCGAGATTGCGCACCGCTGGCAATGCGATGTTCGCGGCCTGCCGGTTGACTTCCTTGAGTTCCTTCATGTCCGCGCCCGCCTTGCGCATGGTGGACACGAACCGTTTTTGGCCTACCACGTAGGCGGCTGTCGCGGCCATGCTAGTTTCCTTCTTGCGCGGCGGTGGTTCCGCTGTAGGCCGCGTGGCTGAGGTTGGTGACGGGGAAACTGAAATCGTTGGTGTTCTTGCTTTTCACGTCGCCACCGATGCTCACGGCGCTCACATTCACGTTGCCCGTCCACTTGATCTTGCCCTTGTCGTTCGGCACCCACTCGAACGGCATCTGCTCGCCAGCGTGGTCGAAACACCACGCGCTGAGGTTGTCGGCGTCGAAGTCGTCCACGATGGTGCCTTCAAGCGTCCAATCGGTGCTTGTGCTGGTGTCCTGAGAGCCGTCGAGGAAATTGATAGGGTCGTCGGTGTTGTTCGACGCCGCCAATTGCACCTTGGTGACCTGCGCGCTGAAGTCGCGCCCCTCACCCGTGTCGTTGATGGTGAGCTTGCCCGGTCCCAATGTTCTGATTGCCGCCATGATTGTGTCCTTTCGATTACATGGGGTTGAGTGTGATTTCGTATGCGGCGAGCGTTCCCGCGCCCGCGAGGTCGAAGCCGACTGGAGTGGCCGTGGCCATGTTCACGTCCGCCTGGTGCATGATGTCCATGGCTTCCAGGATCAGGTCGTAGCCGCGCGTGTTCGTGTTCGGCGTGCCTGCGACGGCCAGCAGTTTGAACGTCACGTCTGGCTCCAGAGCGTCCCAGCCGTCCCATGCGAGGTCGGGCGGCATGATGACCACGCTGACCTTGCCGGGCGATGGTTTGACCAGCGTCGGGTCGGTGGTGACCTGGAGGATGAGGCCGTGGCCTGCGTCCGTGATCCGTTCGGCGAGCTGTTCGGCGAGTTCTTCGGTGCGGCTCATGCGATGCCCAGTCCTGCGGGGATGCCCGCCGCCCTGAGTTTGGGCCATGCGGTCCTGAGTGGGTCGGTGGGGATGCGGAACGGTTCCACGCCGTCCGTGATGCCGACGATGCCGTTTCTTGCGTCCTTGGCCTGCCAGAGGTCCAAGGCCACCGACAGCGTGCAGTCGTCCACCACGTCCTTCGGGATGCCGTGGCCGTCCACGTGCGGGGAGAGGTAGGCGCGGGCCGCGCTGAGTCTTGCGGCGAGGGCGGGCCGGTCGTCGGTGTCGAGCGTTCCGGCCTGCCTTGCGAGTTCATTCAGAAGTGGGTCGTCCGCCATCAGGCCGCCGGTTTCTCGGCCACGTTCAGCAGGGTGCGCACCGCCGACGCGTCACGCGCCTTGAGAATATTCTTGCCGATGTCGGTCGCGCCGCCGAGCGTGTCAACGGTGGTGGCCTCCGGTGCCGTCGTGCCGCCGATGGCTGCGCGGAGTTCATTGATCGCGGCGATGATGGTCGGCTCGAACGCGGGGCCATACGTGTCTTTGGGGATGTTGGGTAGTTTGGTCTTCCATTCCATGGTCTGGTTCCTTTCTGTCAGGCGTTGGCGAACTTGATGGGCAGGATGCCTTCGGGCAGGGTCACGCCGAAGGCGGCGTAGCCGTACACGCTGAAGTCCTTGGTGAGGTTGAGTACGTTGTCGTCCTGGAGCTGGAACGGGCTGTTGCCGTTCTCCCACACGGTGACGGCGCTCTTGTCGAGGAACGCGGCGGTGCCCGTGTCGGCTCCGGGCATGAGCACCACTGGCACGCGAAGCAGCGAGCCGGTGATGTCGGTCGTGTCGATGCTGCCGAGCCGGTCGATGCCGCCGCCGCTGATGTCCATGAAACGGTCGCCGTCGTCGCTCAGGTGGGCGATGGCCTTGAACACGTCGCCGGACACGCCGAGGAAGTCGAGCGAGGTGTTTCGGTCCTCCACTTCAAGGCGTGCGTCGATGATGATGTCCAGCCAGTCGTTGGGGGTCATGGCCGCCAGCGTCTTGCCCGCGTCGATCTTGTTGGAGTCGGCCACGTCGCCGATGGCACCGTAGAGGGCGATGCGGGTGGCTGCCTCGGTGTTCTTGGCGTAGGCCTTGACCAGCGCCTCCAGCGTCTTGTCGAGGTAGGGGATGCTGGCGCGTTCGATGGCCTGTCGAGAGAGGGACGTGTAGCCGCCGTAGGTTTCGATGGTCGCGGTGCGTGCCCCGATCTTGATTTCGCCGTAGGGCAGGTAGTCGCCTTCCTTGGCCTGGGTGCCGACCTGCGTGGTGTCCTCGGTGACGATGGGGTAGCTCAGCGTCTCGCCTTCGGACGGGAGGGCGGCGTGGCTCACGAGGTTGGTGATGCGTCGGCGCTGTTCGAGGATGCGCAGGGTGTTGCTGATCCATACCGGCTGCGGGTCGCTGTTGGCGAGCACGCCGCCCGTGTAGTCGCGCTTGCTGATCTGCTCGTAGTCGTTGCGGGCCTGTTCGTCGCCCTTGGCGAGCTGCTTGAGCAGATGCCCGTAGCTGCGGTAGGATGCGGCGGGATTCAAGCTGCCATGGTTGGTCATGGTGGCGAGGCTTGCCTGGATGCTGCGCAGCACGTCGGCCTGTTCGGCCTGTTCCGCGCGCACCTTTTCGATGGTTTCGTTTTCCATGTGGTTCCTTTCCTGGCTGTTCTCGGTATTGAGGTTGCGGTGGTTCTCCACCTTGGCGTTCTGGTATGCGGGCCAGCTCACCAAACTCACTTCCAGGAGTCGGACGCGGCGGCGGTGGATCACGTTGTTCTCGTCGCGTTCGTCCTCCAAGGGGACGAAGCCGACGCTGAGGGAGTCCAAAGCGCCTTCGTCCATCAGGGCTACGGCGTCGCGGCCCAGTTGGGTGTCGGCGATTCTGGCGGTGATGTGGAGGCCGTCGTCGCGGTTCTCTGCCGAGGTGATGGCCCCGATCAGCTCGTTGTGCTGGTAGCAGAGCTTGGCGGTGTCGGAGTTGTCGAAAACGGTGTCACGGTCGAACGTCTCCGCGCCCTCCCACGGGTCGTTGTAGATGTCTCCGAAGGGCACGGCCACGCCCTCGATGGTGCGTCCGTCGCTTTCCGTGGCCTTGCGGAGGCGGAGCCCCCGGTAGGCGATTTCCCTGTGCTGTGTCATTCCTGTGCCTCCAAGTCGGTCGATGGTGCCGGGGTCTGTGATGCCGGAAGCGGCGGGCGTCCCTCCATGCCGCGTGCCTCGTCAACGGTGAGCACGCCGCACGCTATGAGGATCTGGTAGGTTTCGGCCTTGGTCTTGGTGTCCGACCGGCGCATGCTGTCCCAGTCGAGCTCCACGGTGGTGCCGCGTGGCAGCACCTCGCCCAACGCGAGTTCGATGGGCTGCGCGTAGGCCTCCAAAGTGAAGTCGGCGAACTGTATCCATTCCTGCTCGATGTTCGAGTAGGTGAGGTTCGAGCCCTCCACGGCGGCGAGCATGAGCGACGCGGGGATGCCCAAGAGTCGGGCTATCTGCGTGGTGTCGAACTGCTGCGTCTCCAAGAACTGCATGTCCTTCGGGCTCAATGCGAGCTGGGTGTATTTCAGGTCTCCGGTGAGCACCTTCACGTCGTCTACGTTGCGTTTGAACCCTTCCTTGACCTTCTCGGCCACCTCGTCGCTCAATGGCTTGGAGGTGCTGATGATGCCGGTCGGGTGCGTGCCCTCGGAAAAGTAGCGGGACTTGTAGTCGCGCGCGTCGATGGCTCCCTCGATTTCCTCGCGTGCCGCCTCGATGGGGCCCATGCCGCGAAGACGGCCCGGAACCTTTAAGAATCTGAGATGGATGATGTCGGCGGCCGTGTATTCGCGGCCCATGTATCCGTAGCGCTTGTCTGGGTTGGCGATGTCGCCGCGCGCGTCGCTCACGCTCACCAGCGCGGGCGGGAGGTTGCGCAGTCCGATGGTGGAGCCGTCCACGCCCTTGAGTCTCAGCCAGAAGGCGTTGCCGTTCAGCGCGAGGCCCATGACGGTTTCGCTGATGAAGTCGGCGCGCCATGTGTCGGGGTCGGGCCGTTCCACGATCCGCGCGGGCTCCACGGCCATTCCCCGGCGCAACTGGCGCACGGGCAGGCCGCTAACGGCGGTTTGCAGAATCTGCACGCCACGGAACACGACCGACATGTTCAGCGGGTCGCGTCCCACGGGCCTGCGGAACGGCGCGGTCGCCACGCTTGACACGCGGCTGGCGCTGCGCTTCACCGCGCCCCACATGTTCGCCACCATCTCTCGTATGCTCATGCCGGACATGATGCCGCCCGTGGTTTCGACGTGCCAAAAAAAATCGGCCCAGAGCGGCCATATCGGACATTGGCGGCCATCAGTACACGGCGGGCGGGGTGTCGTCGGGCATGTGGGTGAGACCCCAGAACGCGAGGGTCGCGGCCTCGATGGTCGGGGCGTTCACGCCGGCCGCGCGGTTCCAGAGCCATGCGTCGCCGCTCATGCGCTTGCCCGCCAGTCCCGCGTCGTGGTCGAGGTCGGAGTCCGGCGCGTGGTTGACGGCGTGCTGGTCCAACGCGCTCATGAACGCCTGCGGAGCGGTCACCGCGTCCGCCGCCTTCATGTCCACGAGCTCGTAGCGTGGGATGCCCCACTCGTCCAAGCTCAGACGGAGCCGGTCGGCCAATGCGGCGGAGGGTCCGCGCAGGTCGATGCAGATGGGCGCGTGGTAGCGTTCCTGCAATTCGCGCAGGCGTTCGGGCGCGGTTCCGGTGCCGGGCAGCACGTCCACGACCTGCAAGAGCGGCACGGTGCCGGTTTCGATGCACGCGACTATGGCGGTGCCGACGCCGCCCATGGCCACGGCCACGCCGAAGCACAGGCGGCCGGTGGCGTCTGCCGGGTCCATCGCCTGCGCGGTGGTGTCCTGCCACAGTTGCGGATCTATGGCGCGATCGATGATGCCGGAGTCCCGGAGGTTTCCGAAGGCTCGGGCCCAGCCCGCCGCGTCCTGGCTGAACTGGCGGCGGAAGTCGGCCAGTTGGTCGTAGTCGAAGAGGTGGCCGGCTCCGGGATGATGCGCCCAGATGTTGTCCAAGTCCTCCGGGTCGGAGCCGAAGGGGATGCCGAAGTCGAAGAAACAGGTGCGGCCCATGGGTTCGCCCGCGTCCATCATGGCGCGCAGTTCGTCCAGCTTCGGGTTGAAAAACGTGGACTCGGCCGTGCCTTCGGTAGAGCAGAACGTGAGCCGTGGCCGCACGCCGGTGAGCTTCAACCTTGTGGTGGTGGTTGGGAGGAAGCCGTCTAGGATCGCTTTGGCCTTGTCTGCGGGCAACGCCCAGCACTCGTCCAAGGTCAGGGAGTCGCCCTGGAAGCCGTGGCCACCGCTGTCGGTGGTGCCGCCCGGCTGTATCGTGCTGCCGTTCTTCAACGTGAGGCACATGCTGCCGTTGCTCATGCGCTTGGAAGCGGCCAGCGGAGCCAACGGCGATTTGTCGAAGCCGGTGATGTATTCGCGGAACTGCTGCGAGGCGTCCTTGCCGGTCTGGGCCAGATACCAGACGCGCCGGTTCGGCCCCCACAAGGCGTTGCGGGTCTCGGTGGCGCGTTCGCGCGTGGTCTTTCCCGCCTGCCGTTGCACGGTGAGCACGAGGGTGTCGTAGTAGTAGGTGCCGGTGTCGGGGTCGATTTCACCGAACACGTCGGACACCATGCGCTGCCATGGCAGGAACGGGGTCCCCAACGCCTCGGCTATCCGGGCTTCCTTGCCTCCGTCGCTCGGTCGGGCGGGATTGCGCGGGGTCGCGTAGCGTGGTTTGAGGCTGGGGGTTGGTCTGGTGCTCATTTCGCCATCGCCGCCATGAGTTCCTCCAGCTTGCCGTCGCTGTGGGCTTCGGCGGGGTAGAGGCTTTCGAGCTGCTGGATGTAGCCGAGCAGCGAGGTCATGTTGCGGCTGATTTCACGGCCGCGATTGTTCTGCGCGTCGATGTTCCTGGCGATGCTCAGCATGCTGGAATAGAGGAAGTCGGCCATAGCGTTGTCGGCCTTGCCCTCCCTGAACCGGCTGATGAACTTCTCGGTCGCTTTTTCCTGCGGGCCCTTGATGATTCCGGCGTCCTCCATGCCGTCAAGTCCATGGAACTCACCCATGATTTTGCCTCCAAACCAAATTTGTTGTAGATTCCCTAATTGGCTAACGAATCAGTCCGAAAACGTGGGTGCCGTCCCTGTTTTCGGGCTTTTTTATTTGGTTTGTGGGGATAAGAAAATGGTGGGCGCGGGGTATCGGTGGTGGCTTCCGGCTTAAAAAACGTGGCCTACCATCGCGGCCTCGGCAGATTCAGCGGCGAAGACTGCGGCAATGGCGTTGATGGTTCGTCGTCTCGCAGTCCCAAGGCCGTGAGCCTTGCCCTTCTGGCCTTCTGCCTTGAGTCTATGCCAGCCTGGGTGATGCCGCTGCGATACCACTGGCGCAACGCCGCGAGCTCACGCCTTCCCGCCTTCATCTCCTCCAGCCTGTGAGTCACCGTGGCCTTGCCCGGATCACACACATGGATGTCGTAGTCCAAGGCCAGCCACTCGTCCAACAGGCGGGGACTGCGCTGGGTGCCGGGCAGCACCTTGACCAGCCACAGGCCAACGGGCTTGGCCAGCGTCACCGCGTTGCGGTAGGCTCCCTGCCACGCGCCGGCCGTGAGTTCCCTCACCGCGTCGGGCACTGGCTGGCCTGCGTCCATGCCGGGCATGAGCGCCTTGGCTATCTGGTCGTAGTCCACGATGATGTCGTCCGGCTTCATGTGCTCCATCACCCACGTGGTCTTGCCAGCGCACGGCGGGCCTATCACCGCGTGGATCACGCTGGGCCAACCCGACAGTATCCGCTCACGCCTCAATCCGTTGCAGTGCCTGCACGCGCGGCGCAGGTTCTTGACGATGGTGGGCCCGCCGAACACGTGGGGCACGATGTGGTCGGACGTGTCCCCGACCTTGGTGCATCCCGGCATGGCCAGCCAACAGTCGTTGCCGTACCTCGCCACCACCTCCGCGCTGATGGCTGGCGGCACCCTGAGTCGATGGTCAACGCGCGGCATGCTCACGCCTGAACCTTTCCAGCCCTGCCAGCGGATAGCGGACGGTGCGGGCGGAATAGCGGACGAACACAGGGCCCGCGCCCTCGGCCTGCCTCCACCTGCGCAACTGCTTGTCGCTCACGCCCAAATACTCCGCCGCTTCCTTGGTGGTCAACCACACCTGCATCACCACCATCAGCGGGCCCACGCCTTCAACGACTGGAGCAGGTCGGCGCGGTCGAAGACACGACGGCCACCCACACGCTTCGGCTTGAGCACGATGCCCTCGCTAATCAACTGCTGCATGGCATGTTCGCCGTCCGCGTCGGTCGTCGGGCTGATGCGATCCAGCTTCAAAATCCTGATGACGATGGAACGCTCCACGGTGTCCGTGCCGGTGGTGTCATACTCCAGCTTCGGAAGATTCCATTTCACCGCGTTCTTCATGTCCTTGGCACGGATGGCCTTGCTGGTCACATGCTCACGACGATACTTCTTCTTGACCTTCCTGCGCTTGCGTTCCTCGGTAGAAATGTAATCAACTGCATAGCCCATGATGTTGTCCCCAATCTGTGAGTAGGTGAGTGGATAAGTCTTGTGGATGAAACGTCTTGTGTATTTCGGATGGAAGGAGGTTAGAGCGGGGAACCCTATAGCGGAAAACAGGAAGCCAAAAGGCCTCATGAATTCCAAAGGGTTCCCGCATGTGAAGCATTTCGGCATGGTGCCAAGGCCGTCGCATGTGGTCAGCGGCGCAATGCCGCGACGAAGGTCTGGACGCGCAGCGCTGGCCGTGGCCAGCCGATGGTGCCGCTTTCGTCCCTGGGAACACGCCACACGCCCATAGCTGTAAACCCGCACGCCTCCCCGCTAGGGACGCTTCAACCACCACGCCACACGTGGTGTGTTTGTAACGCGCTGGGCAAGGCGCGGCCGGGTGCTTCATCACGCCTCGCACGCAACCGACGGTCGGCGTGGTCAAAGGCATATTCGGTTATCGACGGCGCAAGCCGTCACAGATCGCCGCCGCGTCTTCGCCGCACCGCATCGTCATGAGCCAACGAATCAGTCACGCACGAGCGCAACTGCTCCAACTGCGGGCGGGTCAGCACCACCGCCGCGCGAACATCACCGGAGTCGAACGACACACGGAAGATACCCGGATAGGCCTCGTAATTATCCACGCAGACCCTAGTAGCCGTACCCATACCGACTCCTCTCGTCATCGTCGTCCCACAGCCACCGCCAGAACGCGCACAAACCAACCGCCAGCAGCACCGACGGCAACACAGCCACGGCAACACAGCCACGACGCACAGGCCACGTAGCACGGTCCTACAGATGGCGCGCATGCTTCGCCTCCCTGATGGCCCTGGCAATCTCACGATTGACCGTCACCAACTCACCCATCGACAACCCATCCACGTCCAACAACTGCCCACGGATGTCCGCGAGGACATGGAAACGATAAGGATTGCCACCATCGGTCACCCTGCAAAACACGTCAAACGTGTCGCTGGTGGACTCAGGCTTCAGATACGGCACGAGACACCTCCGGTTGTAGATTGAACGTCATGAATGGAATTACGAATTGGTTTCAAAACATCGACATGGGTGACCCGAACTGGGTCATGGCGATTTGCGCAATATTGACAATCATCGGTGGGGCGGGCGCGTTCATCGTCAAAAAACTTATTGGCCTCGTTAGCAAAGCGTCCCGGAAGGAAACACCAGCGGAAGGGCCTGCGACGCCAATCACGAATGACGAAATAGACGCCATGTTTCCAGCAACAACGCCGGCAACTCGCAAGCCACCCATGCCGCCCAAGTTCAGAATCGACATCGACGAAAGCGGGTCGCGCTTCGTCCTTACCAACATCGGAGGCCCCGCGCGCAACATCTCCGTGTTTGCCGAAGCGGTCGAGGGAACCTACACGAACACATGGAACAACTATCTCGGAAGAACCGATAGCGAACCATGGGGGCTGCCCGACGTCCACTTCTTCAACATTGGACTGCCGAAACTGCGAGAGGAGCGTCAACAAGGCGGCACCGCGTTCTTTGACGGACACGTGGAGGACGGGGACGGCAAAGCCCATTACCCCATCAAATTCACCATCGTCTGGGACGGATGCCCTGAACCCGTGGAGATCATTAAAACCATCAACTAACATCCGGGGCCTCCGTAATCCGGCCCGACAGCGCTTCGCCAAGCTCGTCGCGCAACGCTTCGGCCTCGGAACGATCCAGAGGAACAACGAGGTTCCCCACCGAACCGGCACGCGAGAACTCAACGAAGAACACGGCGGGACAATGCGCCAGACGGCTTACATGCACCGCCACACGTTCCACGCCAGCCATCACGCCACCTCCAACGGTTTCGCATAATCAGAACGACCAAGAAGGAAATCGACGCTCACATCGAAGAAATCAGCAATGCGGGTCAAGTCGCGCAAGGTGAACGGTCGCGTGCCGCACATTTTGTTGGAAAAGGTCTGCTCATGCATACCGAGAGCGGCAGCAAGGTCGCGCTGCGTAACTCGGTTTTGCCGGAGTAAGTATCGCACATTTGCTGTAACTCTGACGTTCTTAGCTAAACTCACATGTTAAGTATTACAGCCCAATGTGCATGTTTGGCAATTCTCGGCGTGTTGCAAGTTAAACAACTGTGTTTAATATGGAACCTATGACAGCAACAATAACAATGCCCAGCACCGCCAGCATGGCGGCCGGCGATGTGGCTATAACGAACATCAACATGATTATTTCTGTCCGTCATATCCCCAAGAAGGATGTGGCGGCGATTCTTGGCAAGTTTCCGCAGTCGTTCTCGCGCATGCTCAAGATTGGCTATCCGTGGACCTTTGACGACATGGTGAAAGTTGCGAATTATCTTGGCGTAACGCTTAACGATCTTACTGACGTTAATTTGACGGCGGCAAAAGTCCTGCAAATGCAAAAAACCGCCGTCCCGGATGATTCCGGGAACGGCGGTCAATTGGTAGCGGGGCATGGATTTGAACCATGGACCTCTGGGTTATGAGCCCAGCGAGCTACCGAGCTGCTCCACCCCGCGTCGGCTTGCCTTCATTGAGGCAGCTCTAACTACTTTACGGATGTTGGCTAATAAGTCAAATCGGCGTGTCGCATATTGCGCTGCTAGTGGAATCGCATATCCGATAACGCGTTATCCGTTTTTCGTATAACGCTGCGGACCGTCGATGAAAACCGCCGAATACGCCATATCCGGGTCCGCACCATAATAGGAAACATGCCTATCAAGATTCCCAGCGGCCTTCCGGCCAGA